CTTTAAAGATATCCATATATTGGTCAAGTCCTGTATTCATATAATTTTGCGTTTGTCGTGATTTGCAAAGTTACTGAAAATCAGCGACTTGACCAACTTTTTATAGTTAAGTTTTCATAAGAATTTCTTAATATAAGTTATTGATTTACAGACGATTAAATGTTAATTTAACGCAGTATTGATATTATTTATCTATTGTATTTTTCCATATTAGGTATTCTATCTTTAGGAACGGTCCTTTCTTTAGACTCCTTATTATAACTAGAATAACAGTTGTTGCGGTATTCCTATCTTTCATTGAGCTTTCTTACTACCTGTTCTTGATATCCTGGTAGCGTCTTCCGGTTTACGCTCTTTCTTACCTATATCCTTGGTGATTGTTTCAGCCAAATCCTATCTCTACATATTGTCTTTCTTCAAGAGTTGGTGGCAGCGTATTGTTTCATCGTTTCAATGTTGACGATTACGACCTTCTTTTATTGTTTCCATTCTTTTCTAAGGTCTTTTGGCATAGGAATTGAAGTGGCTGGTGCTGCTCTTTCGTCCTTATCTTTTATCCGCATCTTTAGTAGCAAAACCTTTAGTGAAAGTACAGTCCTTTGCTTCAATGCATTTTTTGATATTTTGTCACCACCATTTTACTTTGCAAAGTTAGCACAGACGGTGTTGGCAAGGGCACACATCCTGTTTACCTCAATATTTTTTTCAGACTTTTTGGGTGCAGTTGCTCCTTAATCAAAAACTCCCGAAGCCCAGGGATGAAAATAATATTGGGTATCTCTTGCCGTGCTCACCTGCTTTCTGTTTGCTTGTCTTTAGCACGTAAAATAAGTAGTAACAATTTTAAAAATACAATTATGAATGCAATGAACAATTTCACTATCTCAGGTTTCGTCGTTAAGGACGCAGAAGTTAAGAACTTTGAAAAGAGCAGCATCGCTCGCTTCGGATTGTCTTTCAAGACTTCAGAAAAGAATGGTAACACAGAAGTGGTCAAGTCTGCCATCGTCAATATTGAAACATGGATTAAGAATGATGATGCTGCCACACAGGAACTCCTGAAGAAAGGCTCTCTCATCAAGATTGAAGGATTTTTCAAGGCTGATCCATACACCAAGGATGGTAAGAGCGTTAACCAGTACAGACTTGTAGCTACCAAGATTGAACAGGTTCAGAAGAAGGCTCAGTAAGAAGGCCTTTCTTATAGTTCATATTCTATACTAATAAGGAGCTGGCTATTAATTAGTCAGTTCCTTTTTCTATACCTAATATTTGGGTATTACTGTATATATCTATATGCTTCTATTTATATATAGCTATACGTTTATATATCTATATAGGTATTGCGCTATTTGTCTATTGCTTTATTGCATGCTTTCAGTATGGGGGTATTACTTTCTTTATATCTATATTTTATTTTTGTTCCTTACTTCGACCTCTATTTTTTTATGATAGTGGTTGCCGTCTCTCTATCATTTGGCTTTTTACGGTGCAAAGGTATGGCGGTTCTGTCAGATACCAAACACCAGGCGATGCCTTATTCGGCTAAAACTTTTCCGGAAAGCCTTCCACAAATGTTGCACATTTGGGTATTCCAAAAAACTTTCTACCGAATTATTTGGTGTTCTGACTCTTGGGAACCACCATTTCTTTATGCACGTAAAAAGGCTATATGATGACGAGATGACGGAATGATAAAAAAAATATCGGATCGAGAGGAACAAAAAACCGTAAAAGGCAATGAATCCTCAAATCCAGAATAAATTTTTATGTTGAACCATTTAAAATAGTTAGAGTATGAATGTATTTCTCTTTTATCGTACAGATAATTGGAACTCCCATGATAGCAAGGATTTGGTATACATCGGGACAAACAAAGAGGCTAGTATCAAAAAACTAATGAAGTTGAAGAGCGAGCCTATCACAGAAGAACAGGCTGAGGACATCCGAAGAATGAACCAAAGCCAGTGCAACAACGTTGGGTATGAATGGGAAGTTGAGGTTTGGACTCCTAACCATTTGATAGAGTAACTTTAATCTTTAAGCAGATAGGAGATTGATATTTATGGCAAAGGAAGTACATGTAATTTTAAAAGGAGACTGCTATTCTATGAATACTTATTGCAGTACCCTTAAAGAGTTTTTGGAAATGCGCAATCTTAAGAGAAGCGATGTTTCTGATTGGTGGAAAGAGTAATGGTATGATTACAATATCGGAAGAACGGATTTGTGGAGAGTGCAAGCATCATGTTTATCACTTCTCTCCAATATCACAAGATTACGATTACTATACTTGCAGACTGCATAAAAGCCCAAGCAAGTGTAATCAAGGTATTAACAATTAGAATTACGATTATGAAGAAGAAAAATAAATATTGCTATGGTTGGGCAATTTGGACTAACTGGGGTAGCGGTTGGGAAAAAGAAAGTGTTTACGACAAGAGTTGTGAATCATACTCCCAAGTGAAGAAAGATGCAAAGGAATACAGAATTGCCGGAGCACAAACGAGAATTACAAACACTAGATGGCTGAACGCCAGCTAATGTATAAAGTTATTAATCAGGTGGGGAATATCCCCACCATCTTACTATTTGAATTATGAAACAGTATATTAGTTTTAGCTACAACGAGGAGTATTTACCTACTCCTCGATGTAAGAAGTTAAGAATACGTGAGGTTCAAAGTTCTACATCAGTAAATATCAGGGAATGTAGCAAGGAAGACGCACCTCTTGTTATGGTGGTAAAAAGCTATAATTGTGAAGATTGCGAAGTCAGAGTGTTTAGAGGAAAACTTTATCGCAATGTTCAATGGCGTGACATGAAAAGAATTGATGTTGACCCTTTGGAACAAAACAAAACTGTTAACACAATGAATTGGCAACAAGCAATTTGGGGGCATGATTATTACAATGCTTGCCGTTGGACTGGTGAGATAGGTGATGCTACTTCTAAGGCCAATATTAAAAAAAGAGCAAGTAAATATCTTATAATTGGTGATATGGTTTTTATGAGAACAACAGAGCCTATCTATAATATAACTTGTTTCGGTTGCAATGATAGTGCAGGAATGTTTGTTGATTATGCGGATAAGGATTCTACGTATTACTATAATTATTCAGCCTTGCAGCGTGAAGAATGCCACGAGGAATTGAAAAAAATACTTTCTTATTGCCGTAATAAATATGATAATTCAAATTCATATAACATAAAGGTTTTGGATCCTAACTACGTTAAATTTAAGAGACATAAACGTAAATGTAAATGATTATCAGAGGTGGCAAATCTGTTGCTGCCTCTTTTGTTAAATCCCTGGGCTGCTCCCTCATCAGTCGCAGCCATCCGGTTGAACCATTCAGCTTCACCGGGGCAAGAGGTATCTACGATGGTTTTGTTTGGCGCAAATAGTGGCTATTTTGCTAGATTGCTTTGTCTTTTATACCACATAGCTGCTATATGGTAGGTTTTTTCTTTAATACCTTCGCCGTTTAAGCCCTTTCCCTGCCTTTCTCTTCCAGGAACAACGTTGGTGATTCTTCCAGAGAAGACAGGGGAACTGCACTAATGCGATGCATGCATCACCTTAGAGCAGCAAGGGAGAGTGGTCTTCTTTCCACGGTACAAGTGCAGGGTGGAAAGAACGGAGTATTTGATGTGGGTATCTTGCTTGACTATATCTATTTATATATATTGTTATTGTGTTATATAGCTATATACTTATATATCTATATTGTTATTGCATTGTTTATCTATTGTGTTGTTTGTTTATTGCTTTATTGCATGCTTGAAGCATGGGAGTATTACTTTCTTTATATCTATATTCTATTTTTGTTCCTTACTTCGACCTCTATTTTTTATGATAGTGGTTGCCGTCTCTCTATCATTTGGCTTTTTACGGTGCAAAGGTATGGCAGTTCTGTCAGATACCAAACACCAGGCGATACCTTATTCGGCTAAAACTTTTCCGGAAAGCCTTCCACAAATGTTGCACATTTGGGTTTTCCAAAAAACTTTCTACCGAATTGTTTGGTGTTCTGACTCTTGGAACCACCATCTTTTTATGCACGTAAAAAGGCTATATGATGACGAGATGACGGAATGATAAAAAAAATATCGGATCGAAAGGAACAAAAAACCGTAAAAGGCAATGAATCCTCAAATCCAGAATAATTTATGTTGAACCATTTAAAATAGTTAGAGTATGAAACAGATAGACGAAATAT